AGTATTTATTATAGATCGTTTATAGGAGTTCTGTCAGTGTGTACTGGACGTTCTTCCATGTGTATATCTTGGCTTTCTGTATCAACTGCTTCTGTTTTATCAGGAGCTGTTTCAAGTGGGTTCCAGTTTTCGTGCCCTTGCCACGGTTCGTGCTGCGGAACTCGTTGCGGAAACTTTGCTTTAACTGCATCTGCTGCTGCTTCTGCTGCTGGGCCGTTGAGATTAATATCACCACCGGAGATTGTTGTGTTTGCTGCACCGATCGAAAAGTCTCCTCCGGCAGTATTTTTAAAGGCACCGCCACTTTTGGCATTGATCTCTCCGCCGGCTGAAATATTGCCGTTAGCACCTACTTTTATTTCTAAGTTAACTGCTGCACTTTGGTATATACTACCATTTACAATCATGTTAATGTTTCTACCAGCCTCAAAGTTAATATCTCTGTCTGCTACAAAGTTAAAATCTGTTTCTGTGTGAAAACTAATACTATCTTTTGCATAAACGTCAAGTTTTCCGTTGCTGGTCATTTCAATCCATGCAGTTCCTTGACTATTATTAATATAAATTAAGTCTTCGCTGGTGTTAATCATTATTTGTGCACCAGTTCTAGTTCTAAATCTGATCATTTCATTTGCAGGTCTAGTAACATCGCCTCCGGCTTCACTTGCTTCTTTATTCAAGTATTTGTAAGGAGTATCAGAAGGCGAACCTTCTCTTATCAGTTTATCATCGCCGTCGTCAATAACAAAACTACTGCTTCCTAAGCGATTTGTATGAACAGTTGCTTGACTTTCTTTTAATCCAATTCTACCTTGTGGAGATCCGCCTCTTTTATCAACAGGTCCAGGACTACTGATTCCAATAACTGCACTAGGATACTCACGCTGAGCACTACTAGTTGTTATACCTCTAATATCGTCTTCAACTAAACCTTGTTCTTGTAACTGTGCTAAAAAATCATCATTAACTGGTCTTTTATATTTTACAGGATTGTTTGTTTGTGCTTTTGTTGTTTTTTTATTGTATTCACCGGCTGGTAGTTTTTTACCCTTTAACTCTGTTGGAATATTGCCTGGTGTAAGCTGTTCTGTTGCAGGCTGTCCGCCTGGTAGCATAAATGTCATGCCTCTTTCTGGTACACACCCAAACCAATATCCAAACTCCCTGCTTCCTTCAACAAATGTACACAATACCAATGTTCCCGGATCAGGTGGCACTGCCCAAAAGCCATAGCTTTTTTGTGTATTTGAATAAGTGTCGTTTTTTCCTAAATGCTGTGCTCCAGTAACACCATAAAACGGACTTGCATAATAAACAATAGAAGTTTGTCCTAGTGTTTCGCCTGCTCCGCCTGCATCGCTTATCTTTAATAGCTCAACTTCCAGTGCACCTAAGTATAACGGATCGGCGTGTTTAATAACTCGGGCCAAATACGGGCCAGCATTACTAGTTGTTTGTCCGTTGTCTACTGACCTAGACTGTTCTGGTTTGATTTGTCCTGTTTGATTTACCATTTGATATCCTTAGTTAAATCCAGTGTTTAGTTGATCGCCAGGGCCTGCATCTTTAACTTTAAATGCCTGATCGCTTGTTCCAGCAGTATTAGTATCTTCTGGTTGACCTCTGCGTCTTAATAATGTAAGTTCTTGTGTAAACTTTCCTCGTTGAATACGGTTTTCAATAGCTGTTACTCTATATAATCCACTAAACTGCGTAACTGGTACTGTATCTTCAGGAAATATCATTCCGCCTGTGTTAGGATCGTAGTCAATGGGTGTTCTAAAGTTTAAAATAACATCTGACTCGCTGCGTTGATAATCTATTTGACCGCTTGCAGTACTATTTAAATCTCCTGCTGCATCTGACCAGTTGCCCATGCCACTGTCTACAATAAAATATGGATCTCCGAGTATTGTTAATCTTACTTCTACAAGATCCATACTACCACTTCCTAGTATTTGATCATGGAACTGTCTAGCCCACCGTATTTTACTGTTGTCAATGCCGGCGCCACCGCCGCCTTGTGTACTCATTGCAGGACCAAATGCTTGTGTTGCCAATCCTGTAGCACTATTTGATCCAGACGGAGCAATAGTTAGTCCTAGCTGTTCCGGAGTTTGTTGTAATACTTTGAACTGTGTTCCTCCAGTTTTTGCATCTAAACTGCCTTGAGATACATCAGGCTGAATAAACTGAAAGAACGATGCTCTAAAGTTTATATCAAAGTCAATAATATCAGTGTTTGCGCCAGAGTATATATAGTTGTATTCTTTTTTTGCTTTGTCTCTTAATGAACTATACGATATACCAGCTTGTCCTGGGTTTTGCATGTGACTACTATGAACTAGATACTCTACAACTTTGTAATGTGTTACTGTTGCATCAGTGCCAAACACATTTTCTTGTGTTGAGTTGGGTTTTAAATATGATTCTGCATCAATTCTAAACATTGGAATCATACCGTTTTCATCAGGTGCTCGATCTTTTATTTCTTTGCCCCAAGTACTTGACAAAATAACATCTTCAATGATTTTTACCATCGAAGTTCCTTTGCTGTAACTAAAAACTCGCTCGTCATTGCTTATTGTATTCTTGGCTCTAGTGAATACTTTGTTTTTACTATCGTAAACTTGGCCCGTTTGTGCCATTGGTACTGTGCCGCTTTCTTCAAACCCATCAATAATCCTTGCGCTGCCAATTGGATTTAAACTACCTGGATCTTGTGCTGTACTTGACAACTGTTCACCTATGGAACTTTTAGTTAATATCTGTCCTGTTATCATACTTAGGAAAGATTCAAAGTTTTGTGGTGCTTGAGATCCTAAGAATCCACTTATACTTTCAAACAATCCTTGTACATTTCCTGTTTTAAAGTTAGCAAGCATTCCGCCAAGACTTTTATCCAATCCGCCAGCTAGTCCACCTAACAACCCACCTGCTGCACCTCCTAGCCCGCCTAACGAGCCGCCTAATGCGCCTGCTACTGCTCCTGCTGCACTGTTTTGAAAACTATTCTTTAGACTGTTGCCATTTGCAAGGCCGCCTATAACACCTCCTACTACTCCAGCTGCTACTGCACCAAAAATACCATTGCTTCTGCCGCCTCCACTGCCTCCACTGCTTCCACTTGACTTTGTAGTAGCGGCGCCTCCGGTTGTATTTGCTTGTCTAGCAGGATTAACATCTGTTGCAATATCGTTTGGAAATGTAATAACATATTCCTTTGCTTCTGCTGTTTGATTTGCATTTTTAAGCTCGCCATAAAAGCCATTAACAATAGTAACCAACGATTGCTCGCCACTTTGCAATAACTTTTCAATGCTATTACCGGTTAATGCTACATCAACTGGTACACCTACTACATCATCAAGATATGCTTGCTCATTCCATGGAAGAGCTTCTACTTGATAAGTTGTTCCGCCTGATGTTACATCAAATTCTACATTTGTAAGTTTACAAGGAATGTCTCTACGTAGATTTAGTCCAGATTCAGTAACTATAACGTCACCGTCGTCGTCATATCCAATAAACTCCATTGACAACATAAACGGGGCGTTTGCATAGTTTTGATATCCACTCATAGTTGCAGCAATCTGCAATGTTTCAAGGAATAACCCCATGCTATACGGTTCAGATACTTGAAAAGTAACAAATGTAGCATTTGTACTGCGAGATTTTGTATTTGGAACACACAATGCATCAATACTAACGTTATCAATGAAGTATTCCAGCTTGCCGCCTATAACATCTTCGTAAACTGTAGTGACTTTGTTGTCGCCTGCGCCGCCTCCGCTCCTAAGTATAACATTTTGTGGGCCATATGCTCTATAAGTTTCGTTTGGCACTGCTATTTCGTCTCTTGTTAAGCAAGAAAGCGTAAAAATAGTATTAAAGCTAGAAAACTGATGTAAACTGTTGGTTTCAATAGCCATTAGATGCCTAACCCCGGGTTAAGTTTTGATTTCTTAGGTAAAAATATTTCTGTGCCTGCTACAAAGTCAAATACAGGGTCTTTTAGTATTTCCATGTTGCGTTGTGTGAATACCCACCATAGATTTTTACTACCATACAAGTCATGTGCTAATAAATCTGGTCTATTTGAATATTGCGGCATAATAGTATAAAGAACATCGTCATCCTCTGCTGGAATAGGTCTTATTGACAGTATGTCCAGCTCTCCAGCAGGTGAAACTCTTGTATTTGCATACGGACTTGTTTTTCCATAGGTTGCCATTAGATAAATCCTTTATTTGCTAGGTTGCCATTAATAAACTCGTCCATATTAAAGCTAGAAATCTTACTTCTACTGTATGTTGGTCTAACTGTGAGGTTTAATAAGCTATTTGTAGGAACCATTTGGTATGTAGATGCGTAATCGCCGTATTTTGTTGTATTAACCTGAATATAATCAACATCATTTGGTAAAGCAAAACTAAAGTTAGTTACTACAACCGGAACATTGTTTAAAACATAGTCTCCATATCCGCTGAGTTTAACAACAGGCGGTGGCGCACCCTTTTCGCTGCTCTCTCCGTAAAACATCTTTGTTAAACTTCTAAAAAAGTGTACACAAGCCACCCAATACTGGCCATCTTCTTCTGTTTGTACCGGAAACTGGCCAGCAATTGTTATATCGTCGTGCATACTGTTGATATACTGAGGAAATCCATAGTTACTGTGTGTAGGAGTTAATGAATCGTAGCTGGCTGTGGTAGACATTGTTATATCAGGAGTGACCGGGAACACTGCAAAGCCGTCTGTGTTGTACAAAGGTGCTAGTATAGCACTACTTTTAAACGTTGAGATGAAAGGAACCTTTATTTTAACACGCCAGTCTGGTACTGAATCGTTGGTAGAAGCAAATCTAGCAGCAGTTACTGACTGTGCAGTAGGTTCTGCGCCTGCTATCAAGTCTCCGAGACGAGTTTGACGTAAGAAGTTAGTTCTATTATAAGATTGTTGTGTTAAATTTTGCTGTCTGTTGTTTTCAGTGTATGACGGTACACTTTGTTTAGGGTTATGGGCCATTTGTATCTCCTACGTAGTATTTAGTTGACAAAATAATGTATGTATATTATAATAAGTTAAAGGAGTCGAAATATGGCCAGAAAAGTTAACTATCTCAACAACAAAGACATGTTAAAAGAGATTCACAGAAGTAAAGCAACATTTTGTAGTTATGTTGCACCAGAATATGCAGATCATGACATTATCTTACCGGATGTGAGCAAGATCAACATCAGAACTATTGCAGAAGCAAAGAGAAACAAGGCAAAAATACAAGGTTCTCGTGCTTATGAAGCTGCAAAGGCTGCTGGCAAGAAGGTAAAGATGGCGGAGTTTGAAGTAGATTATAGAACTATTGAAAAGAATGAGTTGATCTTCCGTGTGATGACGTTTGACCACATTCCAGACGAACCTGGACGTAAAAAGAACCCTAAAACAGTTGCAGATCACAAAACCAAGCTAAACTTTCCACCGTTTGTGCATTACAAGTTTGATGACGATGACAATCTAGTATGTGTAGGCAAAAGTCACTGGGAAGGCGGCATGGAAAACGGATTCTTTAACAAAGCACACGGTCAAGCAACTAGAACACTTGCAAGTATGTGGATGAAACTATGCGATCGTTATGCTACTCGTGGTAATGTACGTGGTTACACATACAATGACGAGATGCGTGGACAAGCTATCCTACAGTTAGCACAAATTGGATTGCAGTTTGATGAATCTAAGAGTCAAAACCCATTTGCATACTACACAGCAGCAGTTACCAACAGTTTTGTTCGCGTTATCAACATTGAAAAGCGTAATCAAAACATCAGAGACGATATCCTGGAGCAAAACGGGTTAGATCCTTCACATACAAGGCTACACGCAGGCGAATGGGAAGCTGCTGTTAAGCGTGAAGAAAAGAAATAGGTTGCATCTTCTACTAATCTAATTTATAATATACAGGAAATGGAGAATATTCTTGTTTAAAAAGGCAGCAGTGTTTACTGACATACACTTAGGTATGAAAGGTAACAGCAAAGTTCATAATCAGGACTGTGAAGACTATATCAACTGGTACATCGAACAAGCTAAGGCTCACGGTTGTGAGACTGGCTTGTTTTGTGGCGACTGGCACCATAATCGCAACAGTCTTAACCTAACAACCATGGATACAACCATTAGACTATTAGAAAAACTTGGACAATCGTTTGAAAAGTTCTATATGTTTGCTGGTAACCACGACTTATACTACAAAGACAACAGAGATATCTCATCAACTGAGTTTGCAAGACACATACCAGGCATTACCGTTGTAGATCAGATGATGGTCGAAGACGATGTTGCACTGGTCCCGTGGTTGGTTGGCGATGAGTGGAAGAAGATTGAAAAGTTAAAAGCAAAATACTTGTTTGGTCACTTCGAACTCCCATCGTTCTATATGAACGCTATGGTACAAATGCCCGACCACGGAGAATTAAAAGCCGAACACTTCAAGAACCAAGAGTATGTGTTCAGCGGTCACTTCCACAAACGTCAGAAGCAAGGCAAAGTACATTACATTGGTAATGCTTTTCCACACAACTATGCCGATGCTTGGGACGACAATCGTGGTATGATGATCCTAGACAAAGAGAATAATGTAGAGCCGTTGTACATCGACTGGACCGATTGTCCTAAGTACCGTACAGTTAAACTAAGCCAGTTGATTGATGAGAAAGATACATTGATTAAACCAAACATGTACATGAGAGTGACACTCGACATTGATATTAGTTACGAAGAGGCTAGTTTCATTAAAGAAACATTCATGGAGCAATATGAATGCCGTGAGATTACACTTATTCCACAGAAGCACCTCGAAGAAATGAATTCCGATCTTGATATTGCACAGTTTGAAAGTGTAGATCAGATCGTAAGCAAAGAAATACAAGCCATCGACACCGAGACGTTCGATAAAAAACTTTTACTAGACATTTATAATGAGCTAACATGATAAAAATCAAAGACCTAACAGTAAAAAACTTCATGAGTGTGGGTAATGTCACTCAAGCAGTTGATTTTAACAAGGAACAGTTAACTCTAGTACTTGGAGAGAACTTAGATCAAGGTGGCGACGATACAGGATCACGCAACGGTACAGGTAAGACAACAATCATTAATGCGTTGTCATATGCACTGTATGGTACTGCACTTACAAACATCAAACGCAACAACTTGATTAACAAAACTAACAGTAAGGGTATGTTGGTTACTCTTAACTTTGAAAGAGCTGGCAATTTATATCGTATCGAGCGTGGCAGAAGTCCAAATGTACTAAAGTTTTATGTAAACAACCACGAACAGAAGGACGAGATGCACAATGAGTCGCAAGGTGACAGTCGTAAAACACAAGAAGACATTGGTGCATTACTAGATATGAGTCACGACATGTTTAAACATGTTGTTGCACTTAATACTTACACTGAACCGTTCCTTAGTATGAGAGCAAACGATCAACGTGCTATCATTGAGCAGTTACTTGGTATTACCATTCTCACCGAGAAGGCTGATGCACTAAAAGAAAAAGTAAGACAAACAAAAGATGTTATCAAAGAAGAAACATTAAAGATTGATGCAATTGAAACTGCAAATAAAAAGATTCAGCAGAGCATTGAAACACTTGCTGGTAGACAACGTGCATGGCAAAGTAAAAGTAGACAAGATCAAGAAAAATTGTCTGCAGGCATTGACGAACTTGAAAAACTAGATATCGACGTTGAACTAGATGCACATGAAAAATTGGCTAACTGGAATGAACACAACAACAAAATAACTTCTTTAAGAAAAGAGTTGAGCACACTCGAGCCTGCACTACAACGTGCTGATAAGAGTGTAGAGAAGTTAGAGAAAGAGATTGCCGAACTAGAAGATGCAACTTGTTATACATGTGGTCAAGAACTACATGCAGACAAGAAAGCAGAGATTGCTGAACGCAAAGGCAAAGAACTTGCTGACGCTATATTGTATCAATCAGAAGTTGCTGATAAACTTGCAAGTGTGTTAAAAACACTAGAAGAGATTGGTGACATCAACGGAAAGCCTAATACATTTTACGAAAGTGCCAAAGAAGCATACGAACATCGCAACAATGTAGATAACTTACGTTCGGCACTGGAAGGTAAAGGACAAGAAGAAGATCCTTACCAAGCTCAGATAGATGACTTGACCAACACAGCATTGCAACCCATTGACTGGGGCATTATCAACGAACTTACATTAGTCAAAGAGCATCAAGAGTTTTTGTTGAAACTTCTTACAAACAAAGATAGTTTTATTCGTAAAAAGATTATTGATCAAAACTTGCTGTACCTCAACAACAGACTTACATATTATCTTGACAGGCTAGGACTGCCACATCAAGTACAGTTTCAAAATGATCTCAGTGTTGAGATTACACAACTAGGACAAGACTTAGACTTTGACAACCTGTCACGTGGAGAACGCAACAGACTTATCTTAGGTATGAGTTTTGCATTCCGTGACGTTTGGGAATCATTGTATCAAGGTGTTAACTTGTTGTTCATTGATGAACTTATTGACTCAGGTATGGACACTGCTGGTGTTGAATCTGCACTTGCTGTACTAAAGAAGATGGGTAGAGAGCGTAACAAAAACGTTTTCCTTATTTCGCACAAGGACGAGTTGATTGGAAGAGTCAATCATGTTATGAAGGTTGTTAAAGAAAATGGCTTTACAAATTATGAAAACGATATTGACATTGTAGAATAAATATGAATGATACACATGATCAGATAATGCAAACAGTACTAAGTTACTTGAAGGCAAGTGAAACATTTGAACGTAGGCCCAGTGAAAGCACCAAGCGTACTGCTCGTCGTGAGTTAAGAAACTTGATGAGTCTAGCAAAACAAAGACAAGATGAGATTATAGACAAATACGAAGCACACATGATCGAGTACCGAAAAGGAAAAAATAAATGAAAATTACAATAGTTGGTGGCGGGTTAGCTGGAGCATTGTCCAGTTGTTTCTTAGCAAAAGAGTTTCCAGATGCAACTGTTGAAATGATTCATAGCGAGAAAGTTGGTATTATCGGTGTTGGTGAAAGTATTACACCTCATTTACCAGGACTACTCGGAGGGCTGGGTGTTGATGAAAAACGTTTTATGAGAGAAACAGGTGCAGTATTCAAATACGGCAACAACATGGAAGATTGGACTGATACTGCTGATGGGCCAGATGTACTTCGTATGTTCCATTGGAGTAATGGACTTGACAAAGACTTTACTTGGAAAAACATTACTAGTACCTTTCCAGATGAAATTAAAACTACAGACGTTTGGTTAGATGTATATCGAAACGGCAATGCTCCAGACTTAAATGTATATCATCACAATGCCGAAGGATATCAATATTGTAAAGATAATAAAATGCCGTTTGATGATGACGGAAACTATTTGTTACCAGCAACTGCAACATATGCTTATCACATTGATGCAGAAAAAACATCTCCGTGGATACGAGAAAATGTTTGTAAACCGTATGGCGTTGTTGAAACTATTGCACATGTCAAAAAGGTTAACACAAGTAACGAAGGTATTAAAAGTGTAATACTAGAAGACGGACGTGAAGTTACTAGCGACATTTGGGTTGACTGTACAGGATTATCAAGAGTTCTTATTAGTGAACTTACAGATGAGATGCATACATATCAAGCAAATAAAGTAAACAGTGCATGGGTTTGTCCTATTGAATATGAAGACAAAGAAACAGAACAAGTAAACTACACTCGCAGTATTCGTCGAGACATGGGTTGGCAGTTTAGTATTGCTTTAACTAATCGAATCGGTACAGGGCTTGTATATAGTGATGAATATTTTACAGACGAAGAAGCACTAGAGTACTGGCATAGTATTATCAAAGGCAGACAAATACGAGAGCCTCGAAAGTTAAAATGGAAGCCAGGAAGATTAAAAACTCCAAATGTAGGCAATACATTTGCAGTAGGAATGGCAGCTGGGTTTATTGATCCGTTAGAAGCAAATGCTGTTGTAAGTTCAATATCTTGCATGAAACGTCTTGCATGGATGCTACAGCGTAACTTAGATAAAGATTATTATAATCGTAAAGTTACATATTATTTTGATGATATTGCAGATTTTACCGCAGTACATTACACCTTAAGCAGACGTGGTAACAATCATTTTTGGCAAGACATGAGACGCATTGGTAAAGAACTTGACCACACAGGTCTTGTTAAGAAAAAATATTATGAACAAGCAAATTGTATGGATAGTGTTATGGGTTATGTTACTGCATTTCCTGATGTAAACTGGTTAGATATTGCTAACAACTGGGTACAGGACTTAGACGATTGGCCATCAAAATCAACTCCAGAACAACAAGCAGCATACATTCGTAGAGTACGTAACGAAAAGTTATTACACGAAATACAATCAACTAATAATAAAAAATCAATTGATGAATTCCTTAAGATGTATAATAATGTAGAAGAATATGATAAAGGCTTACATAAGTGGCCATTAGATTACTTTAGTAAAATGCTTGGAAGCGAATATATTAACAGGCATAAAACTAATTCAATAAAGAGGTCGACCTTCTAGTCAAACTAATACATAATAGTATGAGTAGTTGGACATATCAAGGCAAGACAGTAGACGAACTTCCAGAAGGCTGCGAAGCATTTGTTTACTTGATTACAAATCTAACCAACGATATGAAATACATAGGCAAAAAACTAGCAAAGTTTAAAGTAACTAAACAACCGCTAAAAGGCAAAAAAAATAAAAGGCGTAGTACTAAAGAAAGTGATTGGAAAACCTATTGGGGTTCTAGTGACAGATTAAATGCTGCGGTTTTAGATTTAGGCGAAGACAAATTTACTAGAGAAATAATACATTTCTGCCCTAGTAGAGGCGTTGCAAGTTATTTAGAGGCTAGAGAACAGTTCGAACGCAGAGTTTTAGAAACTGATGAATACTACAATGGTATTATCAATGTGCGAGTAGGCGGTTCACAAATTCTCAAAGAGGCACTCAGAGCAAACAAGGCTATATAGGACTCTGTAAAAATCCAAGAATCAGCCGAGGTAATGCTCGTAGCCGGTGGTGTGGATCGTCCAAAGGTAAGAACTAACTAAAGGTTTAAATGATGTGGGCTCTGAGAAAAAGCAACCTGCAGGCAAGTGATTTCGCTTAATAGGGATTAACTGCCATCCGTTGATAAGACGAAGCTAAAGTAAGGGGTACAGGTCAACCGCCTCTGTTGTGAAAGCAAATCTTTTTTATTAAGTATGGTGAGAGCAACTCGAATAATGTTGTCTACCGCTTCGCCCTTGCGCGGGCGAAGTATGACTACACAATCTGAATAATATTAAATGCATATGCTTACACATATGCCTTGTTAGTATCTTATTAAGTAATCTTAGTTCATCTAACTACTTTAGTACGTGTTGAGCGACAGCGATAACACAGTTGAACAGAGTTCAACTAATAAGTTATAAATACATTATAATGTTTGGAATATCTCTATGAAGTTAAATGAAATTACACTTAGAAACACACATCTGATGTTTGAAGATCCTATTGAACCTGGTTCTGGTAGGATGAGATTTGCACCTGGTGTTTCGGTTATTGGCAGTGAGTGGCATGTATTCCTACCTGATGAAAAAGCATATGTAGTTGCTGCTGATCAAGCTGAAGCAACCAGAATACAAGCAGCAGTTGATGAATTAGTCAAAGACGGAAAAACTCCAGCAGTAATCACCAGCGAAATAAAGAATCAAGTAGGCAAACCAAATGGATTCAAAGGTACATTTAACAGACAATGGACAGGTGCAACCCGTGCTATAACACAGGCAGGGTTTGAAGTAGTTAGAAACAGAACTTGGGCAGTTGCAAAACTAGGTAACTTTATACAAAACCCGCTTATTAAAGGCATTGGAAGTCTTATGGGTAGGTTAGGACCGGCAACTACTTTTGTAGGAATGGTGTTTGGTTGTGCAATCGCAGTTGACGACATTGAAGTAGAAATCAACGAAGGTGCTGCGAATGTAGATGAACTACGCAAACTTCAAGGTGTGTTGCAAGCACAAATGTTTACATACTTAGTTTTAGGACTAAAATCTATATTTGGCCAGCGAAGGCTTCTCAGATTAGTAATGCTTCCAATCAAAGCAGTAGTAAGAACAGCACAAGGTGTTGCTGTTGTAAGTGGCGTCGGTACATTTCCAAGTTTGCTTAGTTTAATTGTAACAGAAGCAGCATGGCTTATCATACCACTTATTATATCTACTCCTTATATTCAACGAGCACTTGCTGAATATATTGCTGCAAGTGTATTAGGCGATATTGTATCGGGTGCTGGAACATATGCTACAAATGCAGTAGAACTAGCATCGGCAATGACAGATGGCGCATATGGAACAGATATAATGGTAAACATGCTCACTGGTAGGAATGCATCAGGCTTTGAACAAAGAGGAGCTGACGGAGCTCCTACTGGGGAATACTACGGAGACAGTGATTGGGCTAAAAAGGTATTTGGAGGATTGTTGTTTCCTCCGAGTCAAGCAAGTATGCTAGTTCCATATATTAATGCCAATCGTCGAGACAGTTTACTTAGTACTACTATGAGACTTAATACTATGGACGCTGGCAACACTGATCCTGAAACTCCTACAGGCGATACAACAGATGACACAGTAGATCCTAGTTAAATCAACGGCATCTTACTATTTTTAGTATTTTCAATGTTGTCTTTGACTAAGTTAGACATTATTTCGTGATCTTCAAGGTCAGTGTCATATAATATTTGTTCAACAGAAACACCTCCGCGCATATACCAACTCAATCGATATGCATTGTCTTTCAATTGTTTAATATTATTTTCAAAATCCTTGGCTAACGAAAGTATTTCAGAATCATCCAGTCTCGTTAGCCTTTGACGAAAAAATCTGATGTGTCCAATGATACTTTGATATTTGATTTAGCATTACACGAAGTACACTCGATCTTCTCCTCAGGCAAACTCCATTCTTTGGTATTGCTTTCTATCAATTTTTTAATTTTATGATATAACTCTACATCTTGATTTTCTAAAAACTCTTTGATTTCAACTGGATCAGTTTCAACTTCTCCGTCTACTTCAATACTAACAACTTGATCTAAAATTGATTGTGCAACTAGATAGTTGATCTTATCAATAAGAGTTTGAATAAACTCTTCCTTTTCGGTGTTGTCTTTTATTTTTGAAACTTGTAAGTTTAATGCCCGAGAATAAGATGTTTGTTGTTTTTGTATATCAGACCATTGTTTGTAGTTTAGTGGTGAAAAAGTTAAAACAAAGTTGTTGTAACTAAGTTTGTCAACATATTTTTTAGATGCAAAATAATCTAAATAACTTTGCAAATTAACTTCGTATGTGTTTTCGGCACTGCATTTATTACAAACTGTATTGACATTCATAGTTTCGCCGTACGATGCTATGCGTATTGCAATGAGTATTGCATCAAGGTCCAGTGTTTTAATTTTCCAAGGATCAAGGATAGCAGGAATACAACTACTGATATTTTTTGAAGTTGCTATACCATTGATCAATGCATCTGGTGTTTTAAAAAGAATTTCATCGCTGGCTGTCATACTAAACACAGCTAAGTTGGTATATGTATTTTCAGCTACAATAGTTTCGTCATACCATTTTCCGTTGCTTGGAATACTCACATACAACTTTGGCTGGCGACGATATTTTTTTAGTGGACTGTCTGTTTTTTCCATGGGGGTTCCTATTAGGTAAATACTAGTAACTATATTTATTCCATAGTTATGTAGGAGTTTTACGTTTTGGCAGAAGAAGCAACAACCAGCGGCGGCATGTCTGGTATGATGAAGGCCTTTAGTGGAGGCCTAAGCAACGCCACTGGTGGCCTTACAGGTGTTACAAAAGCCGCTGTTGGAATGGGCGGCGCATTATTAACTGGTCAAACCCAGTTAACAGCATACAGTAGTGCTATTGCACAAAATACTGGATTGTTTGGCAAAAGTGTAGGCGCATTAGTTGACGGGCTTGCTACATATGCCGAAAGTGCTCTTTCAGAATATCAAGCACTTACCAATATTGGTGCAACGTTTGGTAAAGAAATAAAAGACATAAAAGTTTCAGCAGCCGAAATGGGTTTAACTGTTGAAGAAATGACCAGCTTCATAAAATCAAATAATAAAAGTTTGAGAGCATTTGGCGGAACAACTGATGTAGCTATTGCTAGATTTAAAGCATTATCAAACACTGTTCTTGATAGTGCAGAGCTTGGTACCCAACTGCGTAAGTTAGGATACACAACTAGTGACATCAATGAAGGGCTTGCGTTATACGGCGAGATAAGTGATGCAAACTCACGCTCGGATAGGTTGTCAGTTCAACAACAAGCAGTTGCAGCTAAAAATCTAATGGTTGAATTAGATGGATTGGCCAAACTCACAGGCAAAAGCAGAGACGCTCTAGCTGATGAGATGAAAGAAAAAAGACGACAAGGCGATATTAATGCATTCTTGTCAGGCAAAACTGCTGAAGAACAAGCTGCATTTACAAAAGAACTAGCTGTAATACAAGCAAAACTTGGTGACAATGCAGCAGCAGCATTCACTGACATTGCATTACGTGGAGCACCTACAACTGAAGCAACACGTAACGCAATATTAGCAATGGGCGATGGCGCAAACGACTTTTATGCTGCGGCAGGACAGTTTAACAGCGGAGACCTGGCAGGTTTTTCAGATTCATTAGCTTCTGCCTCAGGCGCAGCAGCTGATTATCAAAAGACTGAAGAGTTTAGACAAACTGCTATGCTTGGTGGAATTAACAGTGTATCTAGTGCCTATGCTGATGCAAGTGCAGCTGGATACGATTATATTAATTCATTAGACAGTACTGGTGACGGTGAATTAACAGGTGCTGAAGCAGAACGGGCAATCAGAACACAGATTGCCGAAGAACAAGCAAAGCAAATGGAAACTACCACAGGTATTTTTGATGCAACTATAGACATACAAGAAAATTTACGCGATATAACCACAACTGTTATGGAAACCACTATTCCTCGTATCGAAGATGCAGCAGTTTTTGCATTAGAAAAGATATCAGAAGTAATGCCATCGTCGCAGCAACTTGCTGATGGATTAGCTGGCGGAATTAACAATTTGTTTAATGTAGCCGAAAGCATGGACCGACAAGAAGTTTACGGGCAACGAGCCGCTGAGCTTGCAGAGCAGATGCGGAACGCCCAAACCGAACAACGTGTTGCTAACGAACAAATGGGTACCGATTTAGGTATGGGTCAAACAGAGACAACAGAGGCTACAACACAAGAAGTTAACGAGCATGTATCCAAAGCACAAGCTGCCCTAACTGCTGCAAATGCAGAATTAGTAGCTGCGCAAACAAGCCTAGCGGAATTAGTTAGTCAAGGACTTAGTAATTTAGATCCACCAGTTCGAGCTGCACGAGCAGCAGCTGAAGCTGCACAAGTAGCAGCAGAATCAGCTGATGCACAAGCAAGGGCAGTCGCAGCTAGTGTAAGAAGTGGACACGGAGGAAAACTATTTTCAGGCGGCAGAGCCAAAGGCGGGTCAATTGGCTCAAACGAATATGCCATGGTAGGTGAAGCTGGTCCTGAGTTTATTAGTGGACCAGCAAATGTTATGAGTGCTAACACCAGTATGGGTGTTATGCAAAATCTTATGAAGGGTATTAAAAACCTTGATTCAAGTGTTCAAGAAAACAGCACAAATAGTCAGAATACGATAAGTAATAGTAACGTTGGTGATAAGATAGATAAATTGATGACAAGTAAGTTTGATACTATGATACAACAGCTACAAATGCTTGTAGCAATTGAATCTAATTCTGTTAATACACAAACAAAATCGTTAAGAGCTACAAAAAGTCTACAGGGCAATATGTTGAAAGGTATATAATAGGATGAGTTGGAAAAAACATTTTACTCCAGTTCCTACAGGTGATAATGCAAGCGGAAGTTATAGTCCGTTTAGTCTAAAAGGATCAAATGGAATAGGTCCAGCGGCAGCAAACTATTCATCTCACTTACCTGATGTTTATGTTGGGTCACCAAACCGTATTGAACGTTACAATCAATACAATACTATGGACAGCGACAGTGAAGTTAATGCTGCACTTGATATTCTTGCTGAGTTTTGCACACAAAAGAACAGCGACAATAAAACACACTTTCAACTCGATTTCAAAGGCGCACCTACAAACAGTGAAGTACAAGTTATTGGACAATATTTACAGCAGTGGTGTAAACTAAACAAGTTTGAAACACGTATGTTTAGAACTATTCGTAATACATTTAAATATGGCGACCAGTTTTTTATTAGAGATCCTGAAACACAAAAGTTATTCCACGTTGACCCCGGTCAAGTTACAAAAATTATTGTAAACGAAAGCGATGGTAAAAAGCCTGAGCAGTATGTTGTAAAAAATCTAAACTTTGCATTTGGTGCATTAGAAGCAACTCCGTTGAACACTACTAACAGTTATGGCCCAGGTGGAACAAATGGTTATCAGCAAGTTCAAAGAGGAACTGGCGTAGGCAACAATCATACACCGAGTGGAAACACCAGTCGCTTTAGTGGAGATGAAATTGGCGAAACATATGTAGATGCACAACACGTATTACATTTGAGTTTGAGTGAAGGTCTTGATCAAAACTATCCGTTTGGTAACAGTTTATTAGAATCAATCTTTAAAGTTTACAAACAAAAAGAATTACTCGAAGATG